TATCAGACAGAACAACTCCTACTTGATAGTTTCTATTTTGTTTTAAAGTGCTGTTTGGGTATTCTACAATGCTTGTAGTATTTTCTGTATCTCCTCCTGGTTGAAAAAGAAGTAAATCACTAGCTGCCACGTTTGTAACTGAGTTACTAAGCGTAACTTGTATAGACAAAGCAGGGTCTGGCGCAAAAACTGAAACAACTTGAGTTCCTGCAGGTATAGTTCCAGTTCCAGATAAAAGTGTTAAAAAATCACCTACTTCAGGTATAACAAAGGGTGAAGCTGTTGACAAACTAAGTGTAGTACCACTTTGAGTTCCACCACTAGTACTTGTTTCTCTTCTATTTATATTAAAACCACCTTTGTTGCTAACAGAAACATTATAATTTAAAAACTCTGGTGGCGTGTGTTTATCTTGATAATTAGCGTATATAACTCTATTGCCAGCTACTTCTTGCGAAAAAGCTTTAACAGGCGTTTTGTCATAAACTCTAGTTAAATCGTCTGATGGTAATGTTTTAAAAGGTTTTTTTGATTGATAGTTGTAATCAAAATAAGTAACGTCATTTACTTGTAACACAGTGCTAGAAGACACGCCTGTTTCATTTAAATCTATTTTAACAGTTCCGCCTGTAGAAGGATTGTTAGGATTTGTTGGAGTAAACTCTGTAACTTTTGGCTTTCCATTTATACCAAAACCAGTTACTAAACCTCCAACTGGAATACCACCTTGTATATTGCTAACTGTAAATTCAGAAACTCCTCCAACTGTGCTATTATTTGTAACTGTAAAAAATCCAGCAGAATTATTTATATCAGAAACCGGTATAGTGTCAACCACTTTAACGGCTAGATCTTGAGCTTCTTTATATAATATATCTACTTCTGTTATTTTTAAATTATTTTGAATATCAAAATTATTAAATGGAAGCGGTATTTTAAGAATAATATCATCTACTTTATTTTCAACAAAATAAACTACTGTACTTCTATAAGCATCTGCTTGATCATCATATGTTTTTACGCCTAAAGAAGGCGCGCTTTCTTTAACATACATAAAATAACCATCTTGCTTTGGTATAAAAGCTATTTGAGTAAATGGAGCGAATACAGAATATTCGTTATCTTCAAACTTAAATCTATAACTAAACCTAACAAACTTATCTTCTAAGTAATCATCGTCACCTGGAAAGTTAGGATTATAGTATGGATTTGGATTTAAAACAACCTTGTTATATGTTTTAAGCAGTAAAGGATCAAATTGTATTAGAGCTGGAAAAGTTCCACCTATTATATCTATAGTCCATTCGTTGTTAACTGAATCAAAACTAGCTGCGTTTACAGTAGCTCCAACTAAAGAAGCTGGTGTTTCTATTACACCTGTAATACTGTTAATTACACCTAAAGTAGCTCCAGTTAAGTATAAACCACTTGTTTTTTGAATATCACCTACAAATGAAACTAAAGTTGTTGTTGTAAGACCAGCTGCTTGAGCAGCGGCAACATCTCCTTTTCCGCCGTTTGGTAAAAATAAAGAACTAACGTCTTTCATTGTTGACTCGTATTCTCCGTCTACAGATGATAAATAACTTTTTTGAAAAAGTTCCATGCAATCATATGGATTGTACTTTGCCACAGATATCTGATCTTCCGTTGTATAATATGTGGCTGTACTTATACCTTCTTCAGGATTAGCTAAATTTATATTTATTTTTCTTGGTTGATTTCTATTATCTGTCCAAAATAATAAATCTTCTAGCAAATTAATTCCATATATAGGATTTAATTGGCATAGATTTAAAAAAGGTCCAGTTAGCAAAAGAACTGGTTGAAACGCGTCTGGATTACAAGCAAAAACAAAATGATTTGATCCAACACCCGTCTCTTTATATGACGCTGTTGTGTTGTCAGTTAAAAATACAAAAGCCGTGTTAGAAAAATCATTAGATAAATATCCAATACAATATAAGTTAGAAACGCCGGTTATAGACTCAAAGTCAAAAATAAGAGTGTTACCTAGCACATTTTCAACAGTACCTACGCCATCTCCTTCTGATTTGCTTATTTGAACATTTACTGCATTTCTATATTCTCCATTTGGTATCAAACGGGCGTCAAGGTCTTTATTCATTTTAGACCTTAAAAACGTGTTTATAGCTTTAGCCATTTAATTTTAGTGTTTTATCCATTTAGATTTACCACGCATAACCTGAACTATTTCATCAAGCTTAATATTTGATAATCTTATTTTAGCATTTCTAAGCTTAGCACTTCTGTCTTTTTTAAATCTTTGTACTATATATTCAGGTTGGTTAGCTCTTGTAGATAGTATATTATACATTATAGAAGCATATAAAGCATCTTCAGCTAGTTTTGGTACTTTACTATCGCCATCATAAGCTAAACCATCAGATATGTATTCTAATACAATTAGTTTATTTACTAAGTTACTTGAAAAAGACATTTTACCTTCTCTATAATTAGGGTTAAACCAACCATTTACTTGTGCATACCGTGGTTCTATTCCGTAAAGCTGACCATATGCTATAGTATTGTCAAAACCATAATAGTTAGCCCAATAAGCATAATCATCTAAATTATCAAATATACCTTGGTTAATTATAACATCATTTGCTTTTTTCCATCTTTCTTCAGTAATAGAAGTTCCTTCTATATTTGAGCCAAAGTTATCTTGAATTGGTAAACCTACGGCGTCTTGAACTAAATTTTGATATGGACTAGTTGTTAAATTGTTTGCTGGATATATAGGTCTTTTAACGCCTAAATGATCAATATAACAAACACTTACATAGTTTACATAGTCTTGAGGTAGAACTATATTTAAGCTCGCTGGTATTGTTAATTCTTGAGAGTGTATACTTTTTAAGGTATCATAGCTAAATTCTTGAAGAGATCTTTTAGCAAAAAATAATACATCTGATTTACTAGCTTTTTGTAATATTTTACCATCTCCAACATAGCCAACCATAAAGTTGTCTATAGCGTCGTTTAATGTTATATATTCGTATCCTCCGTAGTTGTTTTCTACAGTTTGACCAAAAGCATCTTGATTACCATAATTACCACCACTTAGTGATTTCAACTGAACAACTATATAAGTGTTAACTAATAATCCAGAAAGAGTTATAGTATTGTTTTCTATAGTATAAGCACTTGTGTATTCTAAAAAAGTTCCAGGTAAGCCGCTAGGACTAGTATATAGCTTAAAATTATTTAAAGCATAATTAGTTTCCGTTGGATCATAAGATCCTAAAACTAAATTAGTATCAAAAGTTGTAGTGAAAGTTTGATCATTTGGCGTAGGTAAAACTGCGGCTGATAAAAATACTTGAGCTCCTTGATAGTACTGTTGATTTGTTTCTGTTACTAAACTCATTTACTTAAGATTTATCGTTAATTTCAACTTCTTTAGCCTCCTGCTCGGCTATTTGTATTACGGTTGGATCATTTACTATTACGCCACAATATTTTAATATTTTAATCACTATATTAGACTGTTCAGAAACGTCTAGTTCAAAATCTTGTGATGTACCAGCATTATATATGTATTGATTTAATGATCCTGTGACAAAGCCCCAATTTGGGTTTAAAGGTTTTAGTATTACATTAGCAGTTACGGTGTTTGGCGTAGGGCTAATCTTTAAAAGATTACTTCCACTAGAAGAGCTTTTTTGATAATAATAAATAGGATATTGATTTGTTGGTTTTGTAAGTTTAGATCTTTCAATTTTGCTATATTCAGCTTTAGAAACAAGCTGAGTTACTGAAGAGTATGCAGGCTGTCCTGTGTATGTAGATATAACTTCACCTATTTTATACAATTGTGATGAAGGATAATTAAAAAACTCATTACCTTGACTCACTACAACAATAGAAAGTTCAACTTCTTGAATAAATGAAGCTACTTTATAAGAAATATCTTCAAACATGTTGAAGAATTCTGTATTATTCTGTGTATTGTTTTGGTTTTGACGGTTTAATTGATTGCCGTCTGGAAAATAAGAATTAAATATTTCATCTTGAACCTGTGCTGCTAAACTATTAAATTCAGCTGGAGTTACGTAACCTCTTTGCTCTTTGTTTAATATATACAAGACTGTTTGATATACTGTGTTTACGCTTACTGCCATATTAATTTTTTTAAATACTAAAAAGGCGGCCGAAACCGCCTATATTATAGTATCACTTGTTTTTATAGTTTTTTATCTATAGATTTATAGATCTCAACACCTTCGTCTGTTTTCAAGAAAGCAGCAAATGCTGAGTAAGGGTTTTCATCAAAGGGTACGTTCATTAATTTTCTACCATTTGATCCCCAAGTAAATGTTCTTTGATCGCCTGATAGATTAATAATACCAGCCTCTGCAGCTCTAATAGCTGTGTTTCTTAATTGAACATTATCGTCATTAGCTAAGCTAATAAAAAGCTCTGGATTAGATCTTGCGAATAAACGTATGTCTCTTTTAAGCTCTTTAGAACTCATGCCGTTTACTTTAGAACCAATTTCAACTCTTAGTATTGCTTCTATTTGATCTATTTCCATACTTCTAGCTGCATTTAAAGCATCAATTTGAAGATCTAAAACATTTAAATCATCGGCAGCTTCTTCAACCGCACTAAATTCTTCATATATTCTACCTTTTAATGGGTGATATAAAGAAAGTAGTTTTTGTAGGTTTTGTTTTTCTTTGGGTACTCTTAAGTCACCATCTTTAAACATAATGTGACCTAAAGTTGCTTCACCTTTTTGTTCATCTATAAGTGGTGAATCTTGATTAGTTGCATATCTAATTTCTCTTTGCTTACCATTTACTTTATCAAAATATAATAAAGAGTGTTTTTTAGTATGCCTACTAGGTATTGTTAATGTCAAAGGGCTTTTATTACCTTTTAAGTAATAAATTCTATCTTTAATCTCCCAACTTGGTTTAGTTGGTTTTGGTGCGGTTTTAACCGCTACTTCTTGAGGTGCAACCTCAACAGTTTCTACTGCTTTAGCTTTTTTAGCCATAATATAATAAAATTAAATAGTTATAAAAATAATACCCCGCCCGAAGACGGGGATATTATTAATTTTGAATCATTATTAGATTCCTTTGAATAATACAAAGTTGTTAGCAGCTTGTGTTACTAAACATCTTTCAGATAGGAAGTTTACTTCCATAGCATCTAAAGTAGATGTAAATGCACCACCAGCAGAACCAGTCAACCAAGACTTCATGCGACGATCATCAGCTTGTGAAGCTCTGTATCGTACGTGCAAGAAAGGTCTACGGATATTAGTTCCTAGTACTTGATCGTATACAGTTGAAGTTCCAGCAGGTATTAAAACACCTTCGATAGAATTAATTCCGTCGATAGCGCCACGAGTTGAAGCATCATTTAAGTATTTCCAATCAGTCTTGTAGAAATCATAAGAACCTCTACGGAAACCGCTGAACCCTAAGTTCAATGCCATTTCTTCTGAGTTTTCAAATAATCCAAAAGCAGTACCACCAGCAGTTCCGCCAGAGATTGAAGCTAGCATGTCGTCAAAATCCAAAGCAGTTTGTCTTTGCAAGAATAACATGTTTTCTTCAATAGCTCCTTGAGTATCTAGGTTTTTCAAGATATCATCGAAAGCATCTAATCCAGCAGCAGCAGTAAATCCAACGTTTACATTACCACGTCCTTCAATAGCGGCGAATAAGCCTTCAGTACCTTTTCCTGTTGTAATAGCAGAAGCAGCACCTACTTTTTCACCTTCAATCATAGCCATTTCTAGGTAATCTTCAAAACGTAGTCTTGTTTCAGACTCAGCTTTCAAGTACCATAAATAACCAGAAGCACCATCTTCAGTAGCAACTTCTACCCATCCAATTTGAGCCATATCAGAACCAGATACCACGTATTGGCTTTTGATAATAATTGGTGAGTTAGAAAACTGTGTAAACTGAGGATCAACACTTACGTAATTAGTACCAGAGTTAGCGCCAACTACGCCAGCATCAATTTTACCACCTTTTTGATATTCAGAACCATAAACAAATACTTTTAATCCTGTGGCTGTAAAAGCTCCAAGATTAGCTACAGTATAAGGCTGTACAGTGATTACACCTGCTCCAGCGCCCGCGGTAGCAGTGTTAGAATCTGTTACTAAACATTTTTCTTCAAGACCAGTTGCTGGATCTAAAACAACAACAGTAGCTCTAGGTGAAATAACGTTTGTTGTACCTGCTACGTTGTCAACTTTAATAGTTAAATTAGTAGGTAAAGTACATCCATCATATGCAATGTGTAATCTATTTTGTTCAGACCAAATTACTTGATCAGATGTCATTGGCATTTCAGCGCCAACCATTCTTAAGAAACCAGATAACGTTCTGTTTCCATAACGCTCTACTTCTTGTTCATAAATTTCAGGTAAATACTGTTGTGCGAAAGTATCAGTGCTATTAGCATCAAAAGCGCCTCCAGTACCTTCGTTGAATTTTAGGTAGTTTGAATTCAAAAGCTCTTGCTTTTGACTAGGTACAATACTACCAAATTGAGGAGTTAAACTCATAATTTTAAGTTTTTATTAGTTAAATTTTTTAGTTTTTATTTTAAGTTTTGTAGAATCAGCACCTGAAATTGCTTTAACTTTAAATCCACCGATAAACACATCTCCTTGACTAGTCCTAGCTTTAGTGTCAGTAAGGTTTTTAGATTTGTTTACAACGTCTTTTACAGCGTCAGCTTTTCCTTGCTCATAAAAATGAGCGGCAATCTTATCTACGTTTTCAGCAGCATAAATAGCCTTGTGATAACCATTAACGTCTTGAACATTACCATTTTCGTCTAGGAACTTCCCAACGAGGTTTGTTATATTAGACTGGTTCTCTGCAACTTTATCAATATTTTGAATATTGTACTTATATTTCTTTTCACCGACATTGATATCAAAACCTTTGAAATCATCGCTAAAAAGCTTTTTTGTATTATCCTTAAACATTCGATGCTGTTGCTCAGCTTGTTCTTGCTCCTTGTTATATCTATTGAAAAAATCCATAGCTTTTTGTTGTTCCTGAGTAACGCCCGGTCTCAACTTGATCTCGTCGTAATATTTACTCTTGGTTTCCTCTAAAAAGCTTTTGGCTTTTGCAACTTCTTCTTTAAACGCAAGTTTCTTTTTGCGTATATCCCTTTCTTCGTCGATGTCTTCATCATAGTCAAAATCTTCTAACAAAAGATCAAGATCTTCAGAATCTAAATAGGGTTTATTTTTTTTGTAATACTCTTTAATTAGAGTTTTATCGTCTACATTGCTGTAATCAGCATTTAAACGAGTATAATCTTCTATTGTCCCACCAGTTTCTTCCATAAACGAAACGAGCTTTTCAATATTCTCTGGCAATGGTTTGCCTAATACTTTTTCATCTCTTATAGCTTCTTTAACTTCTGCTTCAACTTGTTTAACTTCAGCTTCTGTTACTTCTTGGATCGTAGAAAACCCTTCAGTAGTCTCGTTGGACTCTTGTACAGGTTCTCCCACCTTTGCGCTATCTCCGGATGGTTTTTCCACAGATACCTCCTTTGTTTCTCCGACTTGAATGGCATCTTCTTGTTCTTCTTTTTTTATTACTACTTTTTTAACCTCTGGTTCTAATTCAATCAAAGGTTCTTTAGGATTAACATTTACTTTAGTTACGTTATCCTCTGTTTGGTTTAATTTCTTAGGTGTTTTCTTTTTTGTTTTTAATTTAAACTCACCTTCCTGTTTAACAGGTTCATTTGTTTTTACTTCTGACATAATATAATATAATTAAATAATTAAATAACGTTTTACATAAACGCGTTCATACCAGCTTCTGGCTGATTTTCAAAATCTATTGGTAAGCCATCGTTTTTTCTTTGACTTATCATTTCACTTTGTTGCGTACCTTCCATTTTTATACGCTTATCTTTGGCAGCTTCTCTTTGCTGTTCTTTTTGACCCTGAGCTTCAGACTGTAATCTAGCTAATTCCATATCAAACTGATGCTGCATTTGCATTTTTTGTTGATCAAGCTGCGCTTGAATTTGCATTTTTTGAATCTCCATTTGAGTTCTAGACTGTTCGTATTGAACCTTAGATCCGCTAATAGCTTCTTGCTTTTGAACTTCGTTCATTGCAATTTTCTCATTAGCATCTGCTTGAGACTCAGCTTGAGCTCTAATATTAGCTTGAGCATTTTCTTGATCTTGCCTTGCTTTTGCTTTACGTTTAACTTTTAAAAGTTGATTAGCTAGTTTAAGGTTTTTTATTTGTCTTAAATCTATAGCGTCTTCGAGATCAATACCACCGCTTTGTAGTGCTACTTGAATGTTTTGTTCTAGTTGAGTTTTTTCTTCATCATCTGGTTCTAACTCTAAGAAAATACCAAAGTCATGTAAATTTAAATTAGCAACTTCTTTCAACGTATTAACATTGTAGGTGCTAATAGAATTTGTTAATGATTCTGCTGTTAAAGGAAACTGCAAAGCATCAGCTAATTTAAGAGCTATGTTTTCAGCTACTCTAAGAGTTAAATAAGATGATGACTGTTTAATGTGTCTAGTAGCTACATTAGACGCGTTAGCCGCCATTTTTTGTAAACCTACTAATGTGCCTTTATCTGGCGTGCTGCCATCTCTAGCTTCATTAAGACCTGTCACATCACGTATCATTTGTAAGTAATATTGATAAGTGTTTATAAGACTTTGTATTTTACCTTGACCAGAGCTAGAATTTAATTCTTGAATTGGCACTTTTCCAGGATTCATATCCCCTTCTTGTGTTAATGATCTACCAACAATAGAACCAGTTTGGAAATACATATTAAGTGCTTCAGCTGGATTGTAGTTTGTTCCATTGCCTAGATCAACCTCTGCTAAACCGTCCATGTCTAAATAAACACCATCTGGCACTATTCTTGACATCACTTGTTGTAACTTCAAGTGAGTTATTTGAATCATGTCAGCAAAACCAATACACTTACTAACTAAACTTTCTATTCTACCTTTGTACATCCGTGGCGCACAAATAGCATAATTCATTTTAACTTTAGTAGTGTCTGCATAAGGTCTTGACATATTCTCTGCCAACTCCCACTTAAGCATTGTATCTGTTCCTAGAACTTTAGCGCCATGGTATAAAACTTCAATAGATCTAGATACTTTTTCAAAGTTATCGTTTTCTGGTGGATCAAATGTATCTGGCTTTTCAATAGCCTTCATTAAACCTTGATCTGTTTGCTTTATTTTAAAAACTTGATTATGATATGTTTTGTAATCAAAATATAAAACCTGAACAGTGTTTTCGTCATAACCACCCCAACCAGTTACATATTGTCTGTTGCCAGGCATTTTTTGTATACGCTCTAATTCTTCTTTAGATATATTTGGAAATTCTTTTTTAAGCTCTGGTATTGTTATAGATTTTATTTCTCCAACGTAATAAATATCTTCAAAATTAGGATCTTCTGTATACGAGTAAACCATATAAGCTGGATCAACGTAGTCGACAGTAACGCCATTAGCTGTATTAAAACTAGTCTTAGCCGCTGCAATACCACAAACAGCTAAATCCATGTTTAATCTTCTTTTTACTAATTCGTATTTGTTTTGAGCCATTATAGAAGATATAGCCTCTTCTTCTGCTATTTCAATACTTTGCTTATACGAAAGTTGCATGTGAAGTTCTAATTCTTCTTCATTTTCTGGCAATAATTCAGGATTTAAAGTTTGATATAAGTTTATTCCTAAAGTATTTTGTAAATTATCTAAATAATCCTGAGCTAGCATGTCCTCATATATCTTTGAAGCATACTCAGTTCTTTTCTTTATAGATTCAGGATCTTGAGCATAAGCTTTAACATCATAATGACGCTCTGATATACCGTTAACAACAATATCTATAAACTTAGACAAAATAGGTACTGGTTTCCAGTCTAAATTAAGATAAGACAAATCGCCATTAATAGACAATTCATCTTTATATTTTTGAACAGGTTGCTCGCCTCTAGCATATAATCTTAATGTATTAAAATTATTCCAATTAGTCAAATAAGCGTTGCCGTTCATTCTACCTGATTTGAACCACTCATATTCAATAGCCATAGCGACTTGACTGCCGTATTCCTCGCTAGCCTTTTCAGCATTGCTAACTACTTGACTTGGAAAAGCGCTATTTGAATTAGTATATATATTCATTTAACTTATTATTTTTGATGTAGTTCCCCTGTTGTCATATCTTTTGATACCTAAATCTACAGGTTTTAAAATTCTTTTATTTACTGGAGAATACCTATGCTTATTACAAGCCATAAGAGCAAGTCCAGAGCTGATAGAAGCATCATGCTTGGTTCTATTGTTTATGTTAAATTTAGCCCAGTCTTCTAATGTTCTTTGAAAATAAACATCACCATAACCAGATTCTTTTAATCCAACAAAATGCTCTATGTAACTTTCAATAGCTGAAGCATGAGCTTGTTTTATGTCTTCACTAGAGTTTGGTATACCACCTAGTTCTTTTTCTGTGACCGATAGCTTGTTGTAGGTTCTATCTGGTCTGTTGATTGAAAATCCTCTATAACCTCTACGCTTAAAATAATATAAAAGTCTTGGTTTATTATTCTCTACTAGTATTGGCATACCGTAGAATACACAAGCCATGAGTACATCTTCAAAAAATATTTCAGCTGTTTGAGGTCTAGCTATATATTCTAAAAAAAAGTGATTTGCTGGCGCGTCTTCCATTGAAAACTTAGTTAAACCGTGTAAAGATCCTTTAGAACCTCTTTTATCTACAGTGCCTGATATATCATAAGGATCACAACCAAAAGCACCAATGTGCTCGTTACTTGGATAATTGATACCGTTTTTTTGATATCTTTTATTTTGCAAATGAACTGCCGGCACCCAAGTTACTAAAAATCTTCCGCTGTTATTTGGTACAAATATAACTCTTGTATCTTGCTCACCGTTTTCCCACTGGAAAGATCCTTTTGTTACGCTTATAGAATTTTTAAGATCTTCATTAAAATCTATCTGCTCGTATATCTTAGTTAGATTAAATAAAGACTCTTTTGACTCATCTCTAAAAGCGTGCTTAGTTGTGCGTGGAAATTGTCTATAAAATTCATTTAAAGCATCTTGGTCTTTTTTAAGACCATCAACCTCATTGTCCCAATATTCTATTACACCAAAATCTATTTGCTCGCCCTGCGG